GTTTCCCAGTCACGATCGGGGAGCCTTGGGTAATCTGGCTGGCATCGATGTCTACAAAGCAACAAATGCAAATTCTTTTGAAGCTAACGCTACTCCAGGAACTCCATTAGTTAATGGGGCATCTCAAACAGGTTCTATTTTGAATACTGATGGATGGACTTCTGGTTATGTTATTAAGGCGGGCACCACATATACGTTGCCTGGTGTATTCATGGTTAACCCTGATAATCATCAGCAAACAGGTACGGGTAGTGACAACTTGCAGACCTTTGTTGTAACTGCTGATACTACTGCAACAGGTGGCGCAGCCGCACTTCCTATTGCTCCAGAGATTATTGTTTCAGGTGCATATCAATCTGTTACTAACTCTCCTACTGATAATGACGGATTAGCATTAACGGCTGACCATGGTAATAACTATATTTACTCTGAGTCTGGTTTTAGTTTGGCGTGCATTGGGTTGGATGAGCCGCAAGGTGCGGCATATGCAAAAACGATGAAGGATAAGAGTGGTATTTCAATTCGTTTAGTTCAAGCATATGACTACGCTAATGATGAGCAAATCTTAAGGTTTGATATCCTTTATGGGTGGGGTGTGTTTCCAAAGTACATTGCTCGTATATTGGGTTAAAATAAGGGGCTTTGCCCCTTCCTTGTGAGGCAATTATGGCATTTGACACTGTTAGAGAATTAATTCAAGAAGGCGCTCGGATTGCTACTTTGATTAGCGATCACCAGCCCGTTGATGGTGATTATGCTGTAATTGGCCTCAATATATTTAATTCATTGCTAAACAGGTGGTCTTCTTTAGGGAGCTATATTCCTTATCATACTGAATATCAGTTTATGACGACGGCAGGAAAGTATATTTATACTATAGGTCCATCTGATGCCTTTGATTTAAATACCAATCAGATAATATTTATTAGTACTTTTAATATTGTTGATGAAAGCATCAATTATGAAGTTCAGGAAATGATGGAAAAAGAGTATGCAAATGTGGGCTATAGAAGTAGCGAGGGTTTGCCAATTAAATATCTTTTGCGTTTATTTTCAGACCACTCAAAATTATATTTATATCCATCTCCTTATAAAGAAATGACGGTAAACCTATGGTGCAAACAGCATTTGTCTAATGTAATTTTAAGTGATCAAATTTCATCAAAAGGCATACCGGCGCACTATCAAGAATATATTTATTATGCGATAGCAGAAAGATTTGCAGCACGGTACAAGAGGCCAAATTACGCTGTTTTACAGCAAGAAGTAAGCCAACTAAAAGCAGAATTATTTGGTGCAAATAGAATTGATTTGACCGTAGAGACTGACAATGCATTGAATAGGTCTTTGTATGATTATCATCATAACTATGATTACTATTAATTATGACATTTAAGACATTAGATATAGTATCGGGTTCTTATAACGATCCGGTAATTGATTTTAGCAGCCAAAAAACTTCTAATATGTATATCATTGTTGAGCAACAAGGTAAAAAACAAAAAAGATTTACCGCGATGCCAGGACATGCTTTATGGGTAGACGTTGTTGCTTCATTAAGTCAGCCGTTGCGTGGGATGTGGCAATATAAGTTTGATACGGCTTATATATATTGTATTATTGAGCAAGATTTATATAGGATTGATAATGTAAAGGCCATTACTAAGATTACCACCGCATCTATAACATCTTCTTCTGGAGTAGTGCAGTCTACTGCGTCTGATAAAGAGGCAATTTACATAGATGGAAGCGCAGGATATACATATAATTTTGGGACGGGTACATTTGCGCAAATCACTGCAACTGATTTTCCCGATAACCCAGTTCTTGTGGGATATTTGGATGATAGGATTTATGTTTTAAACTCAGATACGAATACATTTGTGCCATCTGCATTAAATGATTTTAGGAGTTGGGATTCAGAAAACACATTGGCCGCTCAATTTAAGCCTGGCAAATTAATTGCAGGTACCGTTTTTCATACTGATATTTATTTATTCAAAACAGAAGGTACTGAGATTTGGGTGCCAATTACTACACCAAGTCCAGTTCCTATTAGGCGAGACAATTCGCGTCTTTATGATTTTGGATGTGCTGCTAAAAATTCAATTGCACAAAATGAAAATTACTTATTATGGCTTGCATCCAATGCAAACGGTGTATCAAGTATTATGCTTGTTGAGCAAGGTTCTTATCCACAACGAATTAGCACGCAATCTCTTGATCAAGTCATTCAGTCTTATGGAGATGTTTCAGATGCGGAAGCGTTTGTGTTTGAATATAACAGCCATACTTTTTATCAAATAAATTTTCCTGTCCCTGATAAAAGTTATATTTTTGACGTCACAACTAAAGGATGGTTTGATTTAGAGCAAATAGACGGTACACGTCATTTAGCAAATAGCCATGTTTATTTTGCTAATAAGCATTTAGTTGGTTTGCGAAATAAGGCCCAAATTCATGAAATGTCTGATACCATTTATAAATATGGCGACAACACTTTTAATACCAAAGTCAGAACTAAACATATTTATCAAAATGGCTATCAAATGCAATTTGTGAATGGTTTAAAAATTGATATCGCCAGCGGGAATGCGCCTATTAATGGCGAAGGAAGTGATCCCTATATTTTATGTTCATTTTCTCATAATGGTGGCCGTACTTTTACTTCTATGCAGCCACGAAGTGCGGGTAAAATTGGAGAATATCGTCTCAGCGCCAGTTGGTTTAATTTAGGAAGTGGTCGTGATTTTGTATTGGATATTGACATTAGGGACCCATATAAGCGTGATATTTTAGGTGCGTCAATGGATATGGAGGTGGCAGATGACTAAAAAGCTATCTCGTGATGTTATTGAAAGAATTGTGACGGCTCCCAATGATCAGCCAATTGCTGTTTACAACAAAATAAACAAACAGATTGAGACGCACCCAGATTGGGCTGGATGGTTTAAATATTTGTCATTATCATATGAAAATTATCATGACCAAGGGGTGCAGAGCGTTTTACTGAACAGTGACTTTAATTTTAACAGAAGCATTACGACACCAATTACACAGGCATCCGGCGATGGCGCAAATTTTAGTGAAAAATGGCAAATACAAGGCGCTAGTGTAGCAACCTATTCATTGACATTGACTGACTATGATAAAAATTCCTCTAATCAGACTGGCAGCTTAAAATATGTTAACTGGGATACTACTGCATATACATCCGGAGAATATTATTTATACCAAAGATTTTCTGGGGATGATTTTTTAAGGCTTTATCAGGGAAGAGATTTAACGCTCAGTATATTTGCAAACAACAAGGGAACTAACCATCCAAAGATGCAATTTGAGGTTTATTTTTATCATGACACAACGAATGTATCTAAAAAAAGCCAGACATTTTTAATGGTCCCTGGCGAGAATATTTATTTTGTTACTGTAAGAAGTGATTATATGGATTCAACTATTGTTGTCGGTGCATCGCCTTATGTTGATTTTAGGACCAGAATGTTGGATATTGATGGTGGTGCTGATATAGATTTGTTTTATATAAAAGGAGAGCTTGCAAATTATGCAACTCCATTATGGATAGACCATCCTTTAGAACAAACTAGGATAGATAATTCATGATTAAAATAGAGGAAGTTTTTTACACAAAAGAAATTATGGGTCTCTCACATCATCCGGATTTAAAAAGTTTATTTGATAAAAGAGAAAAAATAAAAAAAAGTCAAATACAAGGGAGAAAGTGTGTTAAATATCTTATAAAAGAAAATAATAGGATGATAGGGTTTATTTATTTCAAGCTAAACAATAAAAAAAGGGCCGTTGTTAGTATTGCGTTTTTAAAGAAATATAGAGGAATATTTGCATTGTATATATGTAAGAAAACAAGAGAGATGTTTAAGAAGAAAAGAAATCATATAATAGTGGCCAAAATTAACAAAGAAAATAAAAGCAGTTTAATTTTTGCGAAGTGGTTTGGTTTTAGAATTTATGAATTTGCAAATGATATTTATTATTTGCATGAATATGAGGAAATATAAAATGGATGGTGGAAACCAAGATGATCCAATCATTAATGCAGCAGGACAGGCCACAAAGAATTCCCAAAATTGGTTTAATAGAGGCCAATCATTTGAGAATCCTTACTTGTCTGGGGGTAAGTTTGGGGCCTCTGGGATTGAGCAGTGGATAAGGCAGATGATGGGGGGCGCACCCGCTCAGCCAGGAATGGGCGGAATGACTCCTGCCGGAAGCGGTCAACATGGAATAAATCCGCAGTCTCCTATGGCCAACATAGGCGGCCACACTCAGCCAATGGGCAATATTGGTGGATCAACACCTGGATCATCAGGAATGGCGACCATGGGAACTCAGGGAAGCCCAGGTGGCGGTTTTCAGTTAGATCCCTGGGCAAAACAAGCGATTAAACAGCAAACTACTGCGGCTAATAATGCAGCGGCTGCTGGTGGATTAATTGGGACACCTGTTAACCAAAAGCAAAATATGCAAATTGCCAACAATATTACCAACCAAGACGAAGCACAACGGCAACAAATGATATTAAATGCGCTTAATATGCTTTATGGGGGTGGTGCAAATGCGGCTGGCCGCATGGCTGGTGGTGCATTTCAAACTGGGAATGAAATTAATCAAAATATATTTGATGCAGGTAAAGCACAGGCACAAAACAATGCAAACTCTGATAATTTCTGGAACAATATGATTGGGTCAGGCGCCTCTATTATTGGGAGATTTTTATAATGGCATTTGGGATCACACCGGTAAGACCTTTAAATTTAGCTCAAAATTTTATGCAAGGAATGCAATTTGCACAGAATATGAAGGATAGAAAGACACTGAACGATATTAATAAAGAGAAATTGAATTTAATGCCGCAGCAGTTTTCTATGCAAAATGAAATTAACAATGCTAAAATTAATTTACTTAGAAGCCAAGCAGCTCGTCAGGGCGCTATCTCAAATGATTTGGATTCTACTTTCGGCAAGATGTTGGAGGATAGACAAAGGATTATTCAGCAATATGGCGCTAATAGCCCACAAGCACATGCAATGGCTGCATTCCTAAATCGAACGGCTGCTGGGAGTAGAGGAATTAGTGTAGGTCTTGGAAATGGCCAGCAAATTCAAGTAGGTGGAAGCGTGCAAAATCCTGCTCAATTTTTCCCGACAGGAAATGCGGGAATGCCAGGGATGGCCCAAGGAGGGATAACCACTAAAGATCCTAGATTTGGCTCATATCGGAGCGCTCAAGGAGGCGTATATACAACTACGAATCCTGATGGCACTACTTCAACTATTAGCTCTCCTACGAGCCAATCTACCACTCAAAATCAAACTGCATTAATGGGTGCTCAAAGAGCAAAAGATATTATCAATCAACTTGGTAATGTGCTTCCTCAGTTCCAGGGTGTGTTTCCAAAGGCCGGAGAAAAAGCTGCTGCCATTACAAACTCCCTTGGAATAACAAATTTTCAATCTCCTAGCAATTATGCTTATGGCCAAGAATTATTAAAAATTGCTCCTGAAGGGCTTGTAAAGGCATTTGGGTTGAATTCTACGGACGCAAATGTAAAAGCATTCCGCGAAGCATTAGCTCCCCGATTTGGTGAAACTAGTAATTCATTGAACTCTCGGATCTTAAAAACCGCTCAAGAGCTTAAGAAATTTGAAAAAATGTCAAAGGGAAATCTTAAGGGTGGTTTTAAGGTAGATAACAATGTTCCACGTACAACAAATAACGCAAGCCAAAAATCGAAATCATTTACATTTAATCCCAATACTGGAGATTTTGAGTAATGCAGACAGTAAATGTTCCTCATGAAGGGAAGAATCTTGTTTTTAACTTTCCAGATGGAATGAGCCACGATGATATGCGTTTTTATATTATGCGAAAATTAAATCTACCATCTACTCTTGATAATATTGGACGCGGATTAGAGTCGACTGCTGGTGGCATTTATTCTGGCCTAACAAATATTGGTGCAGATTTAGGCAATATTGAGACACAAGCTATAGATAATCCAATTTTAAAAGCGTTTGGATCGCCACCAATTCCAGCTTATCCTCAAGGACTTGGCGCTTCTCATCCACTGGAAAGACAATCACCGAATGCTTTCAAAATAGGACAAGTTGGTGGTGAAATAGCAGGAAGTGTTCCATTAATACCTGATGCAGCCCCATTATATGCCATAGAAGATGCTTTTTCAGAAGGAGGCATAAAAGGCGCTGCTAAACTTGTCGCTTCTGAGGCTGCCCCACAAGCTGGTGTGACGACCGCTTTATCTGTAGGTCAAAATCCTGACATGAAGGCTAGTCAAGGAATTGGTGATGCTGCGCTCAATTACACATTAGCAGGTATAGGAGCCCCCGTATTAGAGGGTGTTTCTCAAGCTGTATTTGATCTCGCAAATAAAAGCGGAAAAAAAGCATTGAATATTCTTGGAAACACATTGCCTGGAAGTTCCTTGAAATCTCTAAATTTAAGTCAGAAGGCGATTAACGCGGCAAAAAGACTTCGCCTTGACATTCCAACCGCCGATTTAACTGGAAACAAGCTTGGTTCATATGAAATGCGAAAAAAATATTTGTTGAGCCCTGAATTTGCCTCTCGATTGAATCAAGTTCAGCCTGATTTTATAAATGCAACAACGAGAGCACTAGCAAAGCTAGGGAGTAATCCAGATGCATCTATTTCCGATACTTTGTCTAGCAGTGTTGCAAATATTTTGGATAATGAGAAGCAGGTAGCCCATAAAAATTATGGAACCGTGGGTGAGTTAATGGATGTTATTGACTCTCAGGGCAAATTATCTCCAGAGACTACTAATGTTAGTGGGATCGGCAGGTCTTCTTTAAGAATGCCAAGCTTAAAATCTGCTTCTAATTCTATTACCTCAGATTCATTACCTGCGGCTGATACAAATACAATACAAAAATTCAGAGATAATTTACTTGAAGAGGGCAAGAATTTTACTCCTTCAAAGGCATCTGAAATAATCCCTTTTATTCAGCGTATGAATAATCATTATGGAAACAATCTTGCTAAAGAAAATGGCATTTCTGCTATTGCAGGATCATTGAGCGACGGTGCTAAAAAAGATTTAGGGAATATACTGGAAAAGTCAGATGGCGTTCTTGGAGAACAAGCAAATAAAGCCTATCAAGAAGCCAATAATCATTATTCTAAATATAAGGCATTGCAACAATTAACAAAGGGAATGACTGAAACTAACGATATTAATGACGCGAATAAAGTACTTACTAATTTTACAAAGATGAAAGGTCAAGCAGCTAATAGATTAAAGGCGGTTTCTCCAGAGGCGTATCAGGATTTATCTGATTTGAAAACCATTCGGTCTCAAGTTCCTAATGAATTTTTAAATCAGAAGAAGCCGTTTTCTGTTAATGCTTCGGATCGTGACTGGGAAAC